GCGCTAAGAAATGTGCCGCTCTTAATGGCGTGTTGATTTCATGAGAAACCATATCATCTATAAGGGTCTGAGGAACAAGACCTTTTAATTTATCAAACATTCTATCTAATTATGCTAATATAATACGTTAAAAGCCCCCTAAAAAGGAGGCTTTAACATATTAAGTTGGTGATACCTAATCGCCCCCTAAAAAGAGGGCTATAGGATTTACACAACACAACAACTATTTTTTAGGTGCAGGTTTCTTTGAAGGTTGCTCGTTGTTAACCATGCGAACTAATTCTTCGTGAATATCTTTACCTATTTTACTGTTCATTACATAATTTGTATATGCACTAATAACTGATTCAATTTCAGTATCAGGAGTTTTTACTATTTCTCCTTTGGTATCAGACCATTTTAATCTGTTATCGTCATGTGAAATAAATACAATTTTTTTATCTAATGCCAAAGAAATATAAGAGTCAATTTCAAAACTTGTATCATCCATTCTATCTAAAAAATCAAATGGGTCTTCAATTGCAAAGTTTTCAATATTAAATCTTAATTCTTCTTCAGTATCGTTTATGTCGTAGCCTAATATAGATGCATATCGTGGTAAATCTTTGCTCTCAATTGAAGACGCTTTTTTAACAGCTTCTAATTTAGCTTTGATTTCATTACGTGCTTCTCTTGCCTCTGCTTCGTAATCTACTCTTTCAAGCATTGGTTGAACATTTTCATCTCTATTTGGGTTGGATAAATTAAATGAAGCAACTTCTAAATATTGATATAATTCATCATCATCTGCTTTACCAATAGTTAATGACATTAACCCACCATTTTCGTGAGGTCTATGCCATACCCTTCTAATTCTTGATGAAGTTGGAGTGCCGTCCATTTCAACTGCACCTACTAAACCTACTTCAACCCAATCGTTTTTTTCTGGGTCAAAACATATTGACAAAGAAGGTATTTGAACTACCGCTTTGTAAATTGGTTCATCTGTATCCGCATATGGGTCTTCAAATGTTTGTAAAAATCTGTAAGTAACTACAGTACCTCTTGGAGGTAATTTTAGAAATACTTTAGGGCTTAAGTCGTTAAAGATGCCCACTTTTCTAAATGCCATTGTTTGTGTGTGTTTTTTTAGTTATTAAAAATATAAATAAAGGGGGTATTGCTACCCCCATTATTATAATTGTACTATACGTTAGCGTTAACTTGGATTTTAGCAAATTTGCTTGGAGCAAATACTTCTAATCCCATGTTTGAAGTCCAAGTAGTTGTTAAATTCATCTCTTGGTTTGTAGGAGTAGGAGCTAATCCACCTGTCATGATTTCTGCAGTTTCAGAAGAACCTTGTCCAGGAGTTGGTTGAGGTAAGTATCTGTAACGGAAGTAATCTACCATTCCACCACCTACAGTTTTTACTTTACCCATTGGTAAGAAGTAAATTGAATTTTGAACTGTAGAGTGAGTATATGCCATAACCTCGTTATTAGATAATACTTTAAACGCTTTCAAGTTGAAAGTAAAACCAGCATGTTTGAATTTTTCAACTTCTAAATCTACTTCACGACCGTCAACATTTAAACGACCAGAATAGATACCATTTTGAACACCAGAAGCAGCTGCAACACCAGAAGATGGCAAGTTTTTCAAGAAGTCAGAAATAGTAGCTACTGCTGAAGTAGAACCAGCCATCATATATTCAAATGGAGCACGGTTAGCAATCAATTGAGCTTCAATAGAAGTTAAATCAGGTAATGTGAATGCACCAGAAGTAATACCACTTGTTGCACCAGTAATACCATAAGTTTCAATGTAGCTATCCATACCACGAGTAGTTTGGTAGTTATACATTGAAGCTGGGTCAGCAGGGTAGTTAGCAACGTTAGAATAGTTAGAACCAGTTGCACCGCCAAAAGTAGTAGCAGAAACTTCACCTAACCACATAGCTAATGAAATATCACCACGGTGTTTTTGTAAACCTTGGATCATTTCATAAGGTAAAATGTAAGGCTTACCATTAAACTCTAATTCTACTTTTGACATATTTTGTACGTCAGTAATAACTAATGTATTACGGAAGATTTGAGTTTGGTTACCTAATTTACCTACCAACCAACGACGTGCAGTTGGAGCATTAGAACCTTCAACTTGTGAATTAGAGAATGCAGAACCAGTACCAGCAATAACTGTGATAGAAGTATTAGTTACAGAAGCAACTACTAAATTATATCCACCAGTTGTATTTTTGCTAGTTACACGAACTACAGCAGAACCAGTAGTTAAAGGAACACGGATTAAATCTCCAACAACCACGAATGCATAAGAATCTTGGTCAGTTTCAATTGTACCACTAGTTGCTGCTGAAAAACCTGTAGTAATAGTGATAGGTTTGTATAATTTATCGTTGAAGAAAGAGAAGTATGTAGGTACAGAAGTAGCTTCTTTTTTACCTGCCATCCACATAAAATCTAACCACTCAGCGTCATCTTGTAAATCTACTAATTGTTTGTAGATATCACGTTGGTCTAAAAGTGAAGTAGATTGAATTAAGGTTGCAGTATTGTTATTTGCTGCACCAGGGCGGTTGCTAGATACATAAGGTTTATCTGTGTTCGCAATAGAACCAGAAAACTGTTGCCCATTCCAATTGTTATTTGGGGTAATTGACATTTTTTATTTATTTAAAAAGTTTATAATTTATTTTATATTATCCAAAGCGTCTACCATCAATTGATTTAATTACAAACCCAGAGCTTTTAGGCGGTGTGTTTGTAGTATTATCTACTTTAGCATTATGTAGCTCATCATACAATCTTTTCTCGCCTTGGCTTTTGCCTGCGTTATAGATTGCTCTTTCTACCGTAGTTGGGTCATTTGCATAAGCCCAAACTTTTTGCCATTTAGCTAAATCAAGTGCGCCATCTTGATTCATAAACTTTGCAAAAAAGTTATCTTGGTTTAAAGAATCGGTTAAAAAATCTTCAGCTTTAGCATTTACTTCATAATTTACTTTGATATCTCCGTCCCCAAATTGTACAATTCTATTCGTCTCGAAATTTTTGTACTCAGGAGTAGATTTCAAATAATTTTGAAATTGAGCTAATTGCTCTTCTTGTTGTAACCGTTGAGCTTCCATTTGCTGTTTGTAGGCTTCAAATTCATCGTTTACTTTAGGCTTTACTTGATACTGAGCTTGTTCTTGTTTTAACCCATCTCGGATTTTTTGTGCTTCAAGCCTTAACATCAATTGCCCAACACGATTATCTGAATCTTCTAAATCAGTAATGTTGAACTCTTTTTCTAATTTCATTTTTAAAATCAAATCTTGCTCATCTGGTTGGAGAGTAGGATATTGATTTTGTACTTGCATACGAATTAAATCCACATCAGGAATCTCATCGTAATTAGTATGGGTTGCTATCAAAAAGTCATCTAACGCATCATTTTTGTAAGCTTCATAAAGCTTTTGAAAATAAGGGTCATCTTTTACTCCAAGCTTTTCAAATGGGTCAAACTCTATGGGTTGACTTTGTTCAGCTTTTTGTGCTTCAGCTAATTGTTCTCTTACATTTTGTGCAGGAGCAGATTCAGCTTTAGTTTCAACTTGTTGACTTTCTTGAGCAACTTCTTGCTCTGCATTTTGAGCTTCTTCTTGGTAATCAAAACCTGATTGATTATCACGATAAATATTTTTATCGGTATTCAAAGATTTAATTTGCCAGCCTGTAGGCTCTTCTTGCGTTTGCTGTTGTTGAGCTTGAACTTGTTCTTGTGGAGCTTGTTGTTCAACAGGTGCTTGTATTTGTTGTTCTTGCACTTGTTCAACTGGCTGCTCTATAGGAGCTTGTTCTGCTACTTGTTGTGTTTCTGACATAATTTATTGTTGTTGTTGATAATATAATACGTTATTGTTGAGAGTTCATTAATTGTGCCATCAATGCTTCTCTCATTTGGGTAGGGTCTTGAGACTCTTCTTGCATTTCTTGTTGAGGCATTTCCATAGCTTCTTTTTGAGCTCCTTGTTCCATCATAGCTTCTTCTGGTATTTGTTCTTCCATACCAGGTTGTTGCTGTGGCATCATTTGTTCTTGTGGAATTTGCTCTTCTTCTGGTGCTGGTTCAGAGAAATCAAATGGCTGAATGTTAGGTGTCAATTCTTTCCCTCCTGTTGTTTCAGGAGCTACTCTTGATTCTAAATTAGCTTTGATATCTATTTGCGGTACTCCATCTTGCTTATCTTCTTTAATAAGTTTAGCTTTATTATCTCTAACATTGCTATCTTGTCTTTCTACTGCTTGTACATAAGATGACTCAACCCTTCCGCTTGCTGCAATTCTTTCTCTTTCCAATTCAAATTGACCACGCAATTCAATTAAACGTGCTTCCATTTCAGCCTTAACTTTTTCAAGTTCTGACTTCATTTGGTATTCAACTTGTAATGTTTGTTGTTTAGCTTGTTCAGCAACTTGTGCAGATTGTTGTTGTATCTGACCATTCATTTGCTGTTGTTGCATAGCTTCTTGTTGTTTTTTCTCCATGTTCTTACGAACTTTGTAAGCAAGAAACATTTCAGCTTGTTTAATGTTTTTAATATTATTTAAACGTACAACATCGCTAATATCTACTTGACCTTGTTGTAAAGCAACTTTAATCAACTCATTTAACCCTGATTTTTCTTCAGTTGTTGGTTTATCCACAATCTCAATACCATATGTGTATTTAGTAATATCTGGAGATATTCTTAACATTTGTACAGTCCCTTTTCCTAAAGAATCTGCAAATGCATCTCCATCACCACTTTTAATAATATCTTGTACGCGAATAATAATAGACTCAGATAATGATTGAGCTAAGTATCTATCAGAATAGTTAATGTCACTTAATGCATTATTAGTTCCTGACGCAGCTAAATTTGCTACTGTTGTCAATAACTTAGGGTTAGGAGATGAAGCATCTGTCAATTCATTTAACCCAAGTGTTTGACGTATCATGTCAAGGTTTTGGTTAATTAAATTCCAGTATTCTGCAATAGCACCACCTGTACCACCTTGTAATTCTTGAATAGCAGGAGGAACTTGTTTACCATCAAATGAAACTGAACGACTAACTAATACACCTCTTTGTAAATACAAATCAATAATATCAGAAGGCTTCATTGCTTGACCACCACCAGATAAACTTACTTCTTCTAATGCAGCAAGGTTAATGTTAAACCCTTTTGGTACTGATGTATTTAATTCATGTTGTAATCTATAATATGCTAATTGAATGGCATCTGCGTATGGGATAATTGCTTCCATACGACTGAATGTTTTCATATCATAAAAATCAACTGCACTAATGCTATAGCTTGATTTAGCGCGCGCCATGTTAATAGGGTCGCGTTTAATATCATATTGTTTACCATAATCAAAACATATATCTGTTCCTATAACCCATTTTACTCGGTATACGCCTTGTATTTGTTTTCTTTTGTATTTATCTTTTTTATTATTAAAATCATCATACCCAGCTTTGCCAAATATCATATTTCCTCTTCTATCAATTCTTTCTTCTCTAACTAATTCATCTGTTGATAATATCTCTAAATCTAACACTTCACATTTACCTCTATTCCAAAAGTCAGAATAGCTACCATAGTAAGCATTACCTACTGGCATAGAAGGTCTAAATTGATTAGTAGATGCAAGTTTATAAATTAACTTGATATCATCTTCATTTAATTCACCATTAGACATTTGAATAAGCTGAGCTACTGGAACTTCCATAATCTCACCTACATATCTTAAATCTCTAAAGTCAGGGTAAGTACAATAGCTTAAAATTAATCTTCTTGGGTCAACTCTTCTAAAACCTACTAAATCTCCGTCTCTGTAATCTTTAAATGCAGCAACACCATAGTCAAATAAATCTTGAAGCTCTTGTCTTCTTTGACCATCATAATCATTTTGTGTGAATGTTAATTGAACTGCTTGTTCAGCTTCCATAGCTGTTTTATGACGCAACCCAATTTCAAATATTTCAATACCATCTAAATCATCTGGCTCGCCATCAGTTGCTTGTAATTGTTCTGGCATAGCAGGATTTTCTTGACCTTGTTGCATTTCTGTGAAAGCTTTTCTCATTTCAGCTTTCATTTTCATTTCTGTAATTTGGTCTTCCAATTCAGTTGCCGCTAATGGGTCAATAGGATTGATAGTAATATCGTAATCAGTTTTTTCTAATAAACCAAGTGCTACCCTTCTAAATTTAGGTACAATAGGCAATACAGACCAGTCAACTACTAATGTGTTATTTGTAGGGTCTTGGTCAGGTAATAATATGCGTTTATATCTGTCAATTGTTTGTTGACCACGAGCATAGGTTTTAACCCACTCGTATTTATCACGACTTCTCCAACCAATTGAACCAAATGGGGTATCCCCATAAGCAGAATACGCAGCTCTTGCATATTGTAATAAAAAAGGTTTCTCTACCTTTAACTTAGGATTGATATTTTCATCAGGGAAATTTACCCCTACACTTGATACTATTTCTGCCATCTCAGCAATTTAGTTTATTTATATTGAATATAATACGTTAAGAATACTTCCCAAATATGCCCCCTGTACGTTTGCCTCTCATAAATTTAAAGTAATCTTCTATTGGGACTTGTTTGTTTTCTTTATGTTTAGGATTATATTGAGGGTTATATGTCATCATTAATGCATAACCCATAGCCATAGCAGCGTCAAACTCAGTTGTATCATTAGGGCTAAATCTTAACCAATCATCTATAAGCTCTACAAACCACACATTATCAATCTTTGTAGATATATATTGGTCAGTCAATTCTGCTATATATACGTTATTTGTAAGCGTTGCCGCAATACCTGGTTTGTCTTTTCCAGGAGGAGTAAAGCATAAATCTTTATAACCCCTTGATTCAAAGTAATGTAAAATGCCTGGCTTTTGTGTCTCTATTAGTGCTTGGCAACCAAAGTAAGTTAATGCCATAAGGCAATCTTCATAGAATATTTCTGGGGTTGGTCTGGCTAAATACAAACAAACAGGTGCTCCGTCATAAGCAGTAGGCTTAATTGGGTTTCCTTTCTTTATAATACATAATGAACCATTAGACATTCTTGACTGATGCTCTTTAGTTACATTAACATGGTCATAGGGGTCAATACCTGCACAATACATATGTTTGTTTCTAGCATATACAAAATCTCCTTTTCTTTCCACATTATTAGAAAAGTCAGGAAACTCTAATACTTGAAATCTACCATTGGGGTTTTCTACAAATGTTACATTAGAGTCTTTCTTCATATCTTCCCATTGGAAGTTACCTCTTAAAATTTTTGGTTTTGTCCATTTTAACAAATCATACCTATCATTAAGTATAATAGGGTTAAATACACATTTAGAAGCATCTGTTTGAAATGCCTCTTTCTCATCTAATGGTTCTTTTCTTTTAGCAGATGATAATGCCCTTGGATCATTACGCAATGCTTCTCTTTCTTCTAATATATCTTGTAATGCTAACTTTTCATTAGCAAACCCAAACTTATCTATATGACGTGTTTTTTGAGCAGGCGTAAAGAACTTATACATACCTGTAGGCGTTCTTCTACCTTCTTTAGTAGTTTGGTCAGAACCTTGCCACATTTCAAAGTATGCCTTACCTCCAGCTTCCATTTCCTCTACTGTAGACGTATGGAGTGCCTTTCCTATAATACGTCCTTCATCGTCCATCAAACAATACTTAACAACATTCCATCTTCTGTTGATATCAACCATCATTGTCTTACCTGCCTCATCACCAATATAAAAACCAAGCTTTTGTCCATCATAAGCGCCTTCTGTTGAAGATTTAAAGTCTATTCCTGACATTAACTCTTCGCCATCTATATCTACCTTACCGCTTTGGAATTTAAGCCCTGTAGCAGGAACTTTACCTGTATTAGGCATATCCGATATAGGCTTGAAGAAAGAAGGTAGTTTTCTATAAGGATTAACAATAGCTTTTCTGAATACTGATTTGGCATCATCATCTGTTTTAGATTGAATACCTGCCCAAAAGTTTTCTGAACGAGTTGACTGCTCTAATGCAATACAACCTGCTCTATATGTTTTACCGCTACGACGTTTAGTTGTTTCTACTAACCCAAAGCAGTTAGGGTCTTGTACTGAATATTCCCAAGAGTAAAAGAACTCTCTATCTACATCTCTGTATTTGGGTAACCCAATATCAAGGTGATAACAAGAAAGGTAAAACCAATGAGTTCCTGTTATATAGGTAGGCTTATTGTTATTCATAAACCAATGACCACCTATCCTACGTATCCAGCAGTATTCTTTAAATTCTTTTAAATCTGGGTGGACATATCTTGGGTCTTGCTTTTGCTTTTCAGCTTCTTCTTTTTCCCATATTGGGTACTTTTCCCAACGCTTATCTATTTCCCAAAAACAATTGTCGTATTTCATATGGCGACGAGCAACTCCAATATCTTGGTAGTCACCAGTAAAAGGGTTATATACATACCCTTCTTTTGGAAGATTACATATTAAACCTTGTACGTCTACTTTTTTGCCGCCTAAGTCTTTTATCATTTGTTTTTCATTTGAGCCGCTATATATTCAGGTCTAAATTTCTTAGCCTCATCAAATTCATCTACAGCATCTTGGTCTCCTGCAAACAGCTTATTATATAATGCTTCTATCTTATTAATCATATCGTCCATTTGATTAATAAGTTTATTTTTAATCTCTACAGCTTTTAAAACATCTAACTCCTTTCCACTATCTTGGTCCTCAATTCTTTTATTTACTCTTTCAGCATATTCTTCAAATGTTGCTTCTAATGAGCATATAAGAGTCCATACCCTACTATTAATAACCGTGCTAACAAAGTTTAACATTAACTCAAA